TGCTCTCTATTAGAAAGGTGACTTTCTCTTTTAAGATTCATTTCATCCTGATAACGCTGCTGATCTTGAATTTTAGCCATAGCATCCAAGTAATCAGACTGCTGATTTTGGTTAATATCAGATGTAGCCCCATATCCTGCAGCTCTAATCTCAGCCACTGTAAGATCAGTTTGTCTATCTTTTTCAGCTTCATCAGCTTTAAATTGCATTTGCATTTGCAATTGTTTTTCTTGAGAAGCAAGTTGCTCTTGTTGCATTTGTTGCTGATGTTGTTGTTCTTCTTGCTTTTGTTTCATCATCTTCTCTTCTGTACCTTTCAAGACACTTGTAAGCTCAGCCATAGATTCAGCTTTGATAATATTACCAAGATCATATATGGAAGCCCCAGTTGTATTATTCTGTACAGCTAATTGCTTAAGCTGCTCCATTACAGAACGTGTATTAGTTCTAGTACTACAGAAGATGTTAAGATCTCTCATTAAAAGATCTGTACCATTCATTTCAAAGTTTACTTTTTCATCAGCTGTAGTGATGTATTGAAGACGAACACTAGGCTTTTTAGAGTGATAATACTGAGCTAAGTCTGTACGCATCTCGTGCACGCGAGGCATCAAGTTATCACTATGCTGTATAAAGTATTGTTCTGTCTGTGCGTAAGAAGCATTTTGAGCTTGCTCTATACCAGTGGCAGTCTGTTGTTGTGCAAGAGGTTGACCCATACGTTGCTGGTTCAATCCTATCACTTCAAACGCTTGTGTCTTAAAATAAGTAGCAAGCTGTATCCTAGACATCAAACGCTGGGTTTGTTCTAGGTTCAACACTTGATAATGTTGGAATGCTAAAGGATTCTCAGTATTAGTAATTGTTGTATCTAAAGGAAGCATCTGGAAATTCTTCATGGCCACATAGGCTTTAGCCAAATTATTTTTACCCCAGTCTTCTCCCAATGAGTGACGTGGTAAAGCATTCTGGTCTAACATAATCACTGTACCTAATTCATCTACTAGGATATCTGCTATTTGATTATTTACAATGTTATAGCCAATTTGGAATGGTTTCATAAGATCTACTAATGAAATACTGCGAGTGTTTCTATCACCAAATACAGCACCCTCCACAGGTAGTTTACAACCATACATTGTGGCATCACCTTTAAACTGGAATGGAATAGGTCCTGGTTTACCACCAGCTAAACCTAAATAAATAGGATTGATACCTCCAGGATTATTAACACCCCAGAAAGCAGGTCTATTAGGACCAATCTTAATACCACCCCAAGTTTCATTAATCCATATCCAATCTACGTGTTCACCAAAAACTAAATTATCTTTTGTTTTGTTTTTATAGACAGCACTATTATACATAGGTTTGTCTGTCACCTTAAAGTCTTCAGTAACTATCTCTTGTAAGATTTCACCATCTTCTGTAATTTTAGTAAGATGTCCCACTTTACGTTGGCTCTTCCAATAGCATTGTGTAACACGTAGCATATGTGACTTACCAAAATCTTGAAGATCTTCTGAATCAGATAAGATCCACTCAGCAATATCACCTGTACCAAACTTAGCGTCATAAAGTGATGTAAACTGACGATATGCTAAAGAAGGAAGTTGCGTATTCCATTCATGCGATCTAGTTGGGTCATAGTAAGTACCATCATTTTGATACCCTGATACAGCATACCCAGCTGAACGTACAGGATAAATAACCTCAAGAGCTTCTAATTGATCTTGATTCATCATCCACCCAAACTTATCTAATACGTCTGATACAGACATCATATCAATTTTACCAATCCAGTTGCCTTGTGATACGTAACGAACATCTGGAGATTTATGATAAAATGTAAGAAGTGGATTCCATAATTCTATTTCATAGTCATCCTCCATCATTTTAAAATGCCAAAACTCTCTATCTGTAATGAGCATATCTCTAAAAGCTCTTTCTTCTAGTTCTTGCATTTTAAACCTTTCCTCATCTACAGCCATTTGGTGAGTAGCCCATTGCTCTATCATAGAGCGATAATCTTTATTAAAATAAGCTTGTATTTCTGGAAGAGATTTAAGATTTTCTGGAGCCAGTTGTTGTTGTCCTTCTTGAGAGTCCATATCCAACCCCATTTCAGACATCTTAATCATTATTTTATTACGAGTGTCTTCAAGTAGTACATCCTCTATCATCTGCCTTTTTTTCTCAAGCATCTCGTTATAAGATGTCTCATCAACAGCTCTAAACATTATTCTAGAAGAACGTTTAGAAAACTCATTAGTAAGAACATTGATTACGTTAGGGATGATGGGATAAAACTTAAGCTCTAATGCTGATGCATCTTCTTTAGTAAGAACGTCAATTAGATCAGCCATCTCATTATTTTCTTCTATAATGTAGTCTGTTCTATCTATAATACCTTTAGCCAACTTATAATTCTTCATCAAACGTCTAGCATTACGTCTAAGTTGTTTCATTCCCTGAAACTCCAACCAGTCAAGATTCCACGCTCTCCATTGGTCATCTTTATCTCTTTGTGGTAAAAACTGAATAGGCTGTGTAAGAACACCCATCTTGTGGTATTCTACTTTCTTTCCAGCTTTTAGGTCTAGTGCATTATATACTTGCATGATCTTTAATTAGTTAGCGTTACGTATTCATAGTTAACATAAGTGACATCACTTAAATCTGTTATAGTTGTACATACATATGTACCAGCATTATAATCTGAAATAGATGTTGTTTGACTATCTAAGATTTTTGAATGGGCTTCTTGGTTGGGCATATGCTGAAGGTTTAAGTTTTGATTGTCCAATGTGTCTAAATGGCCCCCAATTTAATTTACTGTTTTTTTGGGGATTTACCAAGTTTTCTTTATTGCTTTCAATGCGTTTAGCTAGTCCTCTATTAGATTGTTGCACTTTAGCAAATGCTACCAAAGCACAAAATGCTACAAGCCTATCCACGTTCATCCCTTCTCTATAAGCTTGCATTTCTTTTAGAAGCATGGGATCTGGTATTCTTTCCACTCCATAAATGGTTTTTACTATTGTACCATCAGGAAGAGTTTCATGATCTAGTTCTTCTTTTAAAAATTCTATACCATAGGACAATAAATTACCCTTAAATAACGTTCCTACGTTTTTCCAACCATATTGTTGAAATACGTTTCTATTAGCTCCAAGATCTTTTAGAAAAAGAATCATGTCTTTAGGAACAAGATATCTTTGTTTCTTCTTGCTAATCATATATTGTATAAACAACGCTACGTTATTCTCTACTATAGTCCAAGCATTATACCACTCTATAAGAAGTTCTAAGCGTTCATGGGTTTTATTGATATCATCAAACCTTCCACACCAACTAGCAACAATCTTATCTCTTTCAATAGAGTTTTGTACATCCCCATTACCATTATCTTGTATGACTTCTACAGCATTTTTTAATACATAAATCGCACAAAGTGAATCAGATGTGTTTGTTTTACCTTCTCCTACAGGGTCAATAGAAGCATAATACATACCAAATGAAGGACTAGACACTGGTCTTTCGTAGATACATATCACTCCTTCTTTATCATCTGTCTTTTTAGAAATAGGAAATTCCATTATAGGAATCTTTCTAGATTGTCTATCTATAATTTTTCCACTAGCATCTCTAGATAGTTCTAAATACTCAACACCATATTGCTTATCTCCAATACGTTGCATTTGTTTTGAAACAAGATGCGCTGGGAATACAGGGTCTTTTCTAGTGGCAAATGCTTCTTCTATCGTGCGTGGGTGCTGGGATATGGTGAGCTGATAGGCAGCTGGGTCCATATTTTTTTTAGCCTTTTCAAACTCAACATCAAGAGCAGCTAAAGCTTCCTCCACTTTAGAGTTACCATAGTTGTCTATATATGGAGGCATACTCCACTGCTCTGGTATAAACAGACCAGTGATTCCTATTGCACCATCTTTATCAAGCAGATTTGATTCTATTCCATAAAAACCATTTTCTTCTGGATGAAATATGTAGTCTTTAAGAGGTTCACACTGATCAAGATCACCCACAGATCCTGCTGCTATAAACTGACCAGTGATAATATGACCTGATTTAAGGGCTGGTTTCATAAACCCATAAGTGTCATTCATCTTAGGAGCGATACCACCCTCTTCATGAAAGAAATAGGTTACAGGTCCACCCACACCATTTGTAGGATCTTTCTCAAAAGAGTAGGAGTTAATAGTGCTCTTTAATCCTCTATAGGTATCACGTCCATTAACCCTCACTTTAATCTGCTGTTGCCATGCTCCCACCTTATCTGGTTCAGCTGGTCTATACCAAGCAGTGTGCTCATTCAAGAAATTTTTATATTCATTAAGAAACTTCCAAGAACCCTTCTCATTAATATAGTCTTTTAGACTCGCTCCTATTTTCAAAACAGCACCCTCTTCAAACCAATATTGATTAATGAGTTTAGCCATATGAAAATAGGAGGAGGCTATCTGACGTTTTTTAAGGATGATTGCATGTTTCCAATGCAATTCTCCTAGTATTTCATAGAGGGCCATATGATATTGTGCGTCACGCACCTTGGCAAAGTCAAACTTTTTTTCTTCTTTATCGTAAATAGGTAGAAAGTTAAGCCACATATAGTAGTCCCTGGAAAGATACCAAGTGTTGTTTCCACTATGTAAAATAACTCCTGTACGACATTTTTTCTTTTGATCATCCCAATAACTTATAAAATCTTTAGACTTTAATGGGGCATGACAATAATATCCTTGCTTCTGAAATTTACGAGCTTCAGCATTAAAGACAAGACTCACCTCATCAAATTCATACTTACCTGGTTCTTTAAATAATGGTAATAGAAAGTCCCTGAATTCATCTCTAGTAGAGAACTCAGTGACAGTCCATTGACCATCTTTGTATGTAGGTACTTCTATAAAGTTATTTAATTTCTCCACTTGTCAAATTTTCTATTATACCTGAATCACCTTTAGACTTATGTAATAAATCTAAAAGAGAATTTAAATGTTTACTTCTAAGAACATTAGGATGATTGTATTGACTCCAATAGGCAGTGTATGTTTCACGTGGAATAGCTGCCCATTCATTTCTAAAAGAACTAAAATGAAAAACCCAATCTTCTAAATAAGCTAGAGGATCTGGTTTGTAAAAAGGTTCTTGATCTTGATAAACTTCTTGACTCATGTTTTTTTTTATTTTTTAATTATAAATTCTTTTAAACTATTTATTTCTGAAATATGTAGTAATACTATGATATCTAATTTACCTGGACGTGAGTACCATGTGTGAAGTTCTTTTTTAGTATTTGCAGAAAAGACTTCTGTTTTTCCTTTCATAATATCCAAGCAATATTTTGCAAGTGTTTTTCTATCTACCATTATAAAATGGTCTGGTTGTTCAAATGCTATATAATCAGCCTCGCCTCCAACCCAGCCTACTTTACCATTGACATTTTTAAACTCTACCCAATGTATATCAGGATTAACATCAGGGTCACTTCCATTAACTCTTTTCATTCCTTTTACATCCACTTTATAATCAGGTGTTACAATATCAAAATGCTTATGCATGTCTTCCTGTAATGTAGACCAATCTGATCCAGGCACCAAACTATAAAATAATTTTTCTGATTCTGTTCTTTCCATTATTGATCGTATGCTAAATTTTGACCACCTCTTACAGTGGATTGTTGTTCTTCTTGTAAATCTCTATACACTCCTTTAAATGATTGTCTTACACCATCAAAGTCTTTAGCTATTCTGAGCAGAGTGGCAGCAGAGCCATCCCTACCAAATGATGGTACTTCTGTAGCCAACACTTTAGCCAAATTATCAAGTGTGATTTTAATTCCTACATATGCTCTATAAGTGGGAGTTTCATACATCTTCTCACACTTCTTTAATGCATCATATATCATGTCGTCATCTACACTAAATTCTGCGTCAATTTCTCTAAGAATAAAACTTTCTTTCTCCACTTCTGGTACATCAAAAAATGGATTAAGATCTGGATTGGGGCAGGTCATATAGAACAAATACCCATATATCTTAAGATGATCTTCTGGATATTCATCCATTATATCTTTAAGAAACTTTAGTGTGTAACAATGTTCACTAGGAATCACCTTACCATTCTGTACATCAAATAATCTAATCATTTTTTAATTTTATATATATATCACTATTTACTGGTAGTGCTAAAGAATTGTGATGATACATTATTTTACCATCATCAGAAAAACCAGTGATAATTAAAACTTCATCTATATCAACATTTGCCAACACCTTATTACCAAGTTTATCTTTTATGATTTTAATCTTATCACCTATTTTTAAATCTTGGTTCATTTTTTTAAATCTAATGTTTCATTATGATGCATTCTTATTTGATCACTTCTATAATGTCTTACAATTCCACCATCACATAGCACAACACACCATATATCATTCTCAAATGTGCCACCACTCTGTACATAGATGGCATAGCCTTCTTTGTTACCTTCAACAATAACTGGTATAGGATTTTTAAACTCTAACATTATAAACTTCTTAATAAATCTCTTCCATCTTTACTATTCATTTTTCTAAGCAAAGCATGATTTTTTAATTCTACATTATGCACCCAACTAACTCTATTAAAATGCTTTTCTTTTTCAGACATATAACACTTACGTGCCATCTCTGTCATGTCTAATGTGCCAGCTTCATATTCATCTAATATTTCTGACAATAAAAAAATTTTATTTTCCTGAGTATTCATAGTCTAAAATTTTACCTACAAGATCTGATCTGTGATTATGTTTTAGTTTAACCCATTTAATTTCTTCAATTTTCTTACTAAGTTCAATAACATAACTTAGTCCATTATATGGATCTTTAATATCCTTCTGTTCGTTATCACCATTAATTATAATTCTGCCGTTCTTACCAAGGCGTGTAAGAATTGCCAACATCTCAGCTTTAGTAAGGTTTTGAGCCTCTTCCACCACAAGTACACCATCAATGGTCTTACCACGTATAAACTGCACTGGTAATGCCACCACTTTTCCATCCTGTATAAGGGTATCAATTTTACCTGCGTCATAACATTTAACCAAATTCTCCTTAAACGCTTCGAGGTATGGATCAAACTTATCAGATAGAGAACCAGGTAGAAACCCAAGAGAATGACCAACTTCAACTGCTGCTCTTGTAATGTGAATTGATTCATATTCTTTTTTAAATAAAAAGTCTAAAGCTGTCTGTGCAGAAACAAGACTCTTACCACATCCTGCTCTACCTGTAATAACTACAATTTGATTTTCTCTAATTAATCTCTTTACTTCTTTCTGCTCATCATTAAGTGTGATGGCATATTTAATTTCATTCTTAAGAACTTTCTTTTGTTTTTCCATTAGTGTGATTTTAGTTTATGCCTATTGTCCTCTAACCAGTGTATTAAAGATATAGCTTCTTCTTTTAAATATGGCAGGTCATATTGAATTACATCGAGGACAATAGGATCACCATTAGAATCAAGAGCAGATATAGGGTTATCAAAACGATCTCTTCCTGCTTCTTGAAATAAGATGTGATGAATAGTAAGCACACCTGGACTAAGCTTAGGGTTATGCTTAAGAATAATAAACATATACATGCTAAGCTGAAGAGCGTAGTGGTTAAGATGACAATCATCAAGATGGCTGACAGGAGGAGACATCTTTTGAGTGACCCCTTCCCAATTAGTAAATCCTTCAACTTTAATTTCTTTATTGGTTTTGTAATCTGTTATATGCACTTTACCATTGACTACCTCCACCAAATCTGACTGACCACATATACCAGCTGATCGCAAATAGACCATGTGTTCTGGATATATACCTTCTTTTAACTTTTGTTCTGGTGAATATTTTATTCCTTCTTTTTCAATAGGCTTTATTACAGGAACTGTAACACCATGACGCTCCATGTCACTAATTTGACAAAGATCGTTTTCTCTTTGGTTGTGATACCATGTACCAAGTGTGGTGGCTCTATTAGCTTCAGCTTTCCAAGCTTCTTTTATTTCTTCAGGAGTGAGACCATACCATTTACTCTTTTTGTTAGTAGAACACTTCTTAGCTATTTTATCTGCTTCGAAAGGTTGTTTAAAGTTTCCAATAAAACTTGTTACACTTAACCAGTCTGTTTTATCTTCACTAACATATTTATGATTATGTGCAGTGAACTTTAATATACTCATAGTCCTAGTTTTTGGTTTAATTTATCTTCTTCCTCTTCTGTTAGTTCTGCTTTCCAATATCCCATGGGACATTCAGAACTAAGTGCTCTTGTTTTTAGAGATAGGCTACAGCCACATCCTCCTTTATCTTGATTACAACAAGGTTGGGTTTTTGGTACAAAACATCCAGTGCCCTCCTCATCGTAGAGTGAACACCCCTTACAAATATACATTCTTTGTTCTGCAATTTCTTCTATGTCTTCACGTTTAAAAATACTATTAGTAATGCCTTCGACAATTTGACCTTTAGCTTTCCAAACCTTTATTATGTTTTCTTTTAGGCTCATTGGTTTTATTTTTATGAAGTTTAATAAAATCTTTGCGCTGAGTTTCTTCTTCCATTAATGTTTGAAGAGTTTTAAGATCAAATAGATTCTCAGCTGTTTTAAATCTAGCTGTCATCTGTTGCATACCTTTTTGTCTATTAGTCTCTTCCCATTTCTCAAGGTTGGTTATTTTTTGAGACATCTTCCAATGTTTGATAACAAAATCACCAAGATTGGTAAGATGTATTCTTTGATGTTTTAAAGATGACAAAGACTTTCTCACTTCCTCCCAATAAAAAGATATAACAGCTTCTACCAAATCTTCTGGATACCCAGCAGCTTTAGCTACTCCAGGGATTAATATTTTTGCTTTCTTAGGATTGAGCAACACTTAAGAATTTAAAATCCAAAAGAATATTTCCATTACTAAAAATATTCAATGTAGGATTGATAATAATTTTCTTTTTATTCTTACCTTCTTTTACAATCATTCCTTTTTTTTCTAGCTTGGCTAGACAATTGCGAGCACTTTGTGGAGATGAGAATATCTTCTTTTCGTAAATTACATTACAAAAGTTAGTTAGTTCTTGCTCCCCTTCTAAAGCTAAATATGTAAGGCAGTTTAATTCTGCGTTGCTCAACTGTATAGTGGACAAAAAACAATGAGTGACCAATTGGTATTTTACAATATTCCATTGGTCCATCTTTACTCTCTTATCCACTTGGTTTACTAGTGCCATTATATCTCTAATTTAAAACTCATATAATCTTCCTTTGTGCTATTCCAGTCTTTATACAATAAGACTGGAACAGCTCCAAAGTTTTCAAATACTTTCCAACTTGCACCCATACGAGTATGTCCTGTTAAGAACTTATAGTCAGAATTTATAGCCCACTCAATAGCTAGTTTAACTAAATCATGTCCTACTCCCTGACCTCGATGTGATGGAACCACTGTGAAACTTTCTATATGAGCAACGTTAGCTGATTGCCACGATATAAGAATTTCTCCCACTAGTTCTTGTTTGTCTTTAAGCCATATACCCTGCAGTTTTTTATCTTCTGTCAACATATACAGCTTATACTTATCATCCCATCTTAGTTCTTTAGGATGCTCTCTCTCAAACTTAAATGTTTCTTTATAATCTTTAAGTTTATATAAAGGTGTCATTGGATGTGTTACTTTTTAAGACCTCGTTGTTTTGGTTCTGGTTCATCAGCAATCAATACATCATCCCCCACTTTCAAGCCAGCTTCAACTAGCTCTGGGTTATTGTCCAAGTCTTCCTGAGTCACCTTATGTGGTTTACCCTGAGGAGCTTGTTGGTTTGGGTTGGTTGCATTACCTATAAAAGATAAAGCCTTGATTTCTTCTGCTCTAGCTACAGCAAGCTTAGTGTTGAGCTCCTGCAATTCAAGCTGTTTAGACTTAACTGCAATCTGTTCTTCCATAAAAGCAATAATCTGCTCTTTGCTTGGAATCTGTTGTTCATCTGTGATTTGGTCATTTACTTCTGACATTGTTATTGGTTTTTATTGTTAATAATTAAAGAGTGATGTCGTCATCAGAACTATCTTCTTCTTCCCACATAGTATTTACATATGTAGACCATTTGTCCAATAGTTCCTCATAAGGAGTGTCTAATATAAAGGTGTTACCATCAGTGCAGAATATGGTGGTACATTTGTAAGTGGATTCCCCCTTTTCATCTGTACTCATTTTCATAGCATTGATAACTCCTAGATCAATAGCAAATGGTAACCATTTACCTTCATCTTCTTTAATACCTAGCAAATCCATATCTGTAGGATTCACTGTGTGACATTGTACTTTACACTTGTGTACCATTATATTTGTTGTTTTGGTTTACGTGATTGGTGATATTGATTATAATTTATATACCTACTTCTATTAGAGGCTTTAATCATCTGCATAGCCATGAGTCTATAAGCTAGCCCATCTCTTACATCTACTACAGGAACCCCCACCTCCATACCATATCTATTCTTTACCACTCTATAATGAGAAAGAAGTTCTTCTTCCCCCTCTTGTGTTAGTTTTCTAAATTCTGTCTGGTTCATAATATAATATACTTTAAATGTTTAAACTTACCAAATTTAATACTATCCTATATACCCACTTTAAAAACTTATCCCCCCTATGTGGATATCTAATAGTATACCCCCACTAGTATGTTGCAAGATGTCATGGGGTATTAGCCAGCAACCCCTACTCTGTTTTGGCTGTGGGGGGTACCCCATGGCTTATTGTTAACGCCTTAAAACTTATAACATGGCAACAAATCAATCTTTCGATGCAACAATCGTTCTTATTGAAGAAGAAATCTTTTCTAAATCCAATGGCAAGCAGTACTTGCGTTGTGAAGTAGCATTCAAGTCAGGACCACTCGTGGGCAAGAAGTATTTTGCTCAGCGTACACTTGGCGAGAACAAGGCTGAGATTAACGTGGGTCAAGACGTGAAAGTATTGTTGAATGTCGTTACAGACAAAGATGGCGTGAAGCGTCCATTCTTCGAAGTATCTACATCACGTGTAGATAGTGCTGACGACATCATGGCAGCATTGGGTATGTAATACCCAACATAACAGCGTGTGCATTCGTGCACGCTGTTATTTTTTTTGTTTACGTATTCCACTCAGTTCACTCTTTAATTGATATATATAATCAAATATGCTAGCGAGTATTCTCCTAGATGGAACTGTTGTTATCGTTAAGTCTATCAAAGACTTGATGGATTCAGCAGAAGACTTACGTGGTGCGTAGGTCTCATCCACAGTTATGCTTAACCTGTGTCAAATAAAAAGCAATTGGACCTTCTTGTGTGTGTCACTGTCATTGGCAGGCACACACTCTTACTTTTTTTATGTTTTCATATTCCACTCATTTTCAATAGTTTGGGTGGCATGAGATAGCTATAATACTAGTAACACACCAACATATCTTGGAATAGATACAACATCTTAATCAGAGTGTTGTACATGAACTGCTATTCTCAGAGACATTTGTTGGTGCACAGCACATGTTTCAGGTGTGTTACTTATTCAACATACATCTCCTCATCTTTTAAATTCATTTAATTATGAAATCAATTAACTTAATCCTAATCTATTTAGGAACATTTATGTGTCTTTTCTTTCTTTTCTCTTGTATTGGTTTATTATGGATAGATAGTTATCACACTATTATATCTAATAATGGTTGGTTTATGTGTTATTCTATGTTTTTTGGGTGGTGGACTTCTATTTTCCCAGCCAGAGAATATTACATGGCACATGAGCAGTATTTCCATGATGTATTTTAAGTTCTTATAAGATCTACACTACTAGATTGAGCACAGGGGTAGTATGCACTGAATAAGTGAGACTTGTGCTTTTATTTTATTATTCACAGCGTTGTTGGTGCTACAGTAACCATCTGGGGTGGATTGTACCATTAAATCAATCAATGACAATAAATTTTTAAAGATATTACCTTGGCTTGCCAGGGCAATTGGGTGCTTATGCTCATAGGATAAACCAGGCGACTGGTATAAAGTAAATAGTTTTAACAAGACTATTTGCACAGGTGTATAGTGATATACATACTGGCCAAGTAAGCATACGAGCAACACACTTGATGGAGAAATCTCTGAGAGTGTACAGTGTTAGCATACGCTGTTGAGTGGGAAACCACAATAGGAATACTCGTAGGAATATGTGAAAGGGTCTCACCAAA